TTCAATAATGATGTTTGCTTCTGCATCCACGCTTTCAAACTTTGCTGTATAGTTGTAACCACCCCCAGCAACTAAAAGACCTACATTATTTCCGCTTTGTGTAATTTCAAGATTTGCACTTGGCGAAGTCGTACCAATTCCAATTTTTTGATATTCGTCAATGAACATCGCTGTGACTAAGTTTGGAGCACCGCCACTAGCATCACTTGTTTGGAATCTAAGTCCGCTTGTATGTAAAGCAGCAGGTTCATTTGCATATATTCTTGCTGTAGCAGTAGAGCTTCTTGCAAAACTTAAAGCTGCATGAGATGCTGAAGAGTTTGAAATAGTTAAACCACCTAAACCTCTTCCTGAACCATTAATTTCTAAATAATCTTGAGGTGCTGTGTCTCCAATTCCAACATTACCCGCAGAATCAATTACAAGTCTTTGCTGTGTATCTACATTAGTTGTTCCAATAACAAAATTATCAGAAGCAGCATCATGACCTATTGTATATTTAACTGTTCCGTTTTCTGCAAATTTTAATTCAGCATCATATCCTGTATGACCATCGATAACTTGCCTTGCATCTGTTGTACTTGATTTTATATGTAATAAATCTAGTGGTGAAGTCGTACCAATCCCCAATTTTTCAGCACTAGCATCCCAAAAGAAACCTTGAGTTGAGCCTGTATCATCATAGAATGAGATGTCTCCGCCTTCTGTAATTCTTAATGCCTGAACCTCGCTTACATCTATTTGAAATCTTGGGGCTGCACCTACGTTATTAGCATCTACATCTAATATTGTAACTCCGTTCAAATCAGAATATAACTTTGTGAAAGAACTGTTACTGCCATTTCTAATTGATAGGAAAGATGAAGTATCGCCACTATTAACAGTCAACCCATCAGTTACAGTTGTGCCTGTTACGTCTATGCCTGAGCCAAAATTAGCACCTGCATTAAATAATGCTTTACCTGCATTAGACATATCAAGAGTAAGAGCAGTTATATTATTACCACCATCAACACCCATAAACTTCATGTCACCATTGCTGATAGTAGAATATAAAATCATATTGCTAGATGATTTAAACACCTCACCAAAAGAAGTACCACCATCTTTAAATCTAATCGCACCACCATCTGCATCTAAATTAATGTTAGCTACAGCATCAAGCGTTAGATCGCCTGTGCTTGAAATAGTATTAACATTAGCTGTTCCTGCAATATCTACATTACCGTTAGAATGTACTGTAAATTTTGCATATGTAGTTTGTGCAATAGCAGAATTAAAACTCGTGCCATTTGCAAATGTAACAGCCCATTTATCAGTATTATTATATAAAGTTCCTGAATACCAACCATTATCAGTTTGTGTATTATAAGAATAAATACCCCCACCTCTTGCAGTTGATTGGGTTGCTCTAAGTAAAATTGAAGCGGGTGCATATCCTGTATTTGTTGACTGTGCAATTTCTAGTCCATGTGAAGTGTCTATAGAATTTACTTTTAAAAGACCATTAGTATCAATACGAGTTTCGCCTGTTGCTGTACCATTTCCATTAGGTCTTAAATAAACATAGCCACCACTTCCTGAACTAGATAAAGTTGCATTAGAGTCAGAAGAAGTAAAGTGTGTGTCTGCTGTTACTGTTCCTGTTACGTCTATGCCTGATGAGGTTGTGGCTAGTTTTGCATTATTATTGTGATATAAAGTTACTGCACCATTCTCAGTAGCGACAACCATATTTTCACCTGAAGTGCTTTGTAAAGATACAAAGTTACCGCCTATAAGTCGTAATCCACCTGTTCCTGTATCTTCTACACGACTGTTATTACCATCATGGTAAATCTGTAAATCATTACCTGCACCAAACTGAGCTTTTATATTGTCAGCAAAGTTAAGGTTATGAGAAAAGTTAAAGCTATCGTTAGCTGTGTTCCAAGTTAAGGTAGCATCTTGGGTTGAACTTACAGCATCTTGAATAGTAATACCTGCACCATTAGCTGAAGCTGATGAATCACCTGTTGAATAGTTAAGGGTGATGTTTTTGTCTTTAACATCTAGGTTAGTTGTGTCTATGGTTGTAGTTGTGCCTTGTACATCTAGATTTCCAGAAACTATAATATCATTTGAAAAAGTTTTGTCTCCAGCAATTGTTTGTGTGCCTGTTGTTCTTACAACTGTGCTATCTACTGCTAAAGTGCCGGAGCCCGTGATAGCTCCTCCAGTTAAACCGTCCCCACTTCCAACACTAGTAACTGTGCCAGAACCAGAACCTACAGAAGTACTTCCTTGTTGTGCCGCAAAAAGGAAAGGAGATCCGCTTGTGTCATTTGCTCCTCCTTGACCGTAGTTTATAAATGCTACAAAAGCATTGTCTGTTATAGTAGGAGTAAGAACTACTTGGAAATGGTAGTAAGAAGTAGTAGTTAGAGAACTAGATATTTCTGCATCGTGATCCATGTCTATATCATATAATGAACCTGAAGAATAATCTGTTTTAGTTAAAGATTCCGTCAAAGAAGACCCTACATTTATCCAAGTACTTGAACTTGCTAGTCTGTATTGAAATTGTGCTGTAACTTTTAATCCGTTTCCTGTAAATCCTGCTGGGGTTGGACCAAAGGAGTCTACCATATTGAAACGTAAGTGTAAGTCTTCGCCATTATGTTGATAACCTGCGCTTGAAGAACCTGTCAAGGATAGAGTTTTTGAAACTCCTAAATATCCTGTTGTTGAATTTTTATTATCATAAAAACCATTTGCTGCAGGCCCTGCTACTCTGCTGTCTATTTCATTCCATACTGCTTGATTTAAACTCTGTACAGTTACGGAACCTGCTGTAAGTTCACTTGCTGTTAAAGAACCTACTACACTTGCATTAACAACATTAAGAGTTGTAGCGTCTATAGCTCCTCCTATAGTAGCACTTGTTGCTGTCAAAGCTCCGCCTTGTGTTACTCTGAAAGGAGCACTTGCTGGAGTAGCATGTCCTGCATATATTCTAAATGTAGAGTCTGCTCCGTCTAACACACCTACATTATTTCCAGTACCTGCTGTAACTTTAGTAGCAGAATTTATTTTTGTACCAGAAATTGAACCATCAACTACTAAATCTCCAGTCATAAAGTTAGCTATTTCACTAAAAGCATTGCTTGCGAATTTATACGACTTACTTACTTTAGGAGTGGGAGCTGTATTCACAACAATAAGTATATCTCCTTCTTGTGGGAATCTACCAAACTCAGTTTTAAAAGCATTAGCACTTAGTGCATTTGTATTTGAAGTGTTTTCATGATGAAAATATCCTAAACTTTCAGTGCCTTCTGAATACTTTTCTTCTACTGTGTAAGTTGAACCGTCATAAGATACTTTTGCTAAAATAACGTCTGATATAGGATCTGATTTGAATGATAGGCTACTTACAGATACTCCTGAGTAAGTCCTAGGTAAAGGAGTTGCAATTTGTAGTTTTGTATTGCTTTCAATATAATTTATTTTACTGTAAAAACGTGTTGTTCCTGCAGGAGCAATTACAATAATATCTCCGTTTTCAAATTCAGTAGTAAAATCAGTTGAAGAACCAGTAATAATGTTATCACCGACTGTCCCACTTATAGTTCCGGTCTCGGTTGTTATACCATTGTTCGCTGCTCCTACTTCTGCTAAGTATTCAAAAGCTAAAGGTGTAGTTACTGCCGCATTACTACTATTTACTCCTAAAGGTAATAATGCTGTTGAGTCTATTTTATTCTCTACAGCTTTTAAAACATCTCCACTAGTTGCGCTCTCTGACGCATCAAATAGTAAGTATGCTTCTGAATTTGCTGCCATACCTACAAAACTTTGCTGGTAAGAGGCTGTGTTTCCGTTGCTAGGATTAGTATATATTGTACCGTCTGAGCTTTGTAATTGATAGTTTACACTATCTATAGATACGTTAGATCCTCCGCATTGAATATGTTTGTCTATTTTTCCATCACTAGGTACTTTAAATATTTCAGTAGTTCCATTACTAACTTGACTATTTGTAACTTCAATCTTTCTTTGTACTATAGAAGACTTTCCGCCATTAATATTAACTGATTGAACTTGAACAATCATTTCTTTTGGCCCATCAAAGTCTACGCTTAAAACGTTTTCTGTTTTTGCTACTGTTAGCTTTTTGAATTTATCAACTCTAGAACTATCAATATTATGTTTTATTTCAAAATGACTTAGATGTTTGTATTCAGTACCGTCATCATTTAACACTCTTCCCCAGTTAATTCTTATTTGATTAGTAGCACCTAGTATATTAGAAGAATCATTTAATCCTGCATTAAAAGATTTTACAACTTCTAAACTCAAAGTTTCTGGAGCTGGTGGGCTTTCTCTAAAGGTAGGTAATTTATTAGTGTCTACACCTACGTCTAGTATATATCCTCTGTCAACCATGTCGAACTTAGAAGGTTCATACTTAGCTGCGGATATAGTATATAATTTATTTGGTTCTTCTTTTATATCTACAATTACATATTGTTGTGCTGATCCGTTTACAAGGACTCCTGCAGCATCGTACTCTCTAATTGCCCACATTGAGTCTGACTCAGGAGCTGATGTAAATGCACTACTAACTGTTACTGAACTTACTGACGACCCTGTACTAGATATAGTTTGAGTTTCAATTCTTGAATTAGGATTCCATACTAAATCTAAAGCATCACCGCTACTATCTACTGCATTATTAGTTTGCTCATCTGTTGTTAGTTCTACTACAGTTCCCCCTACTTTTGCATGAGTTATTAAGTCTCCTCTCTGGTAAGTATTTGTTACAGAAGCATTTGTAGTACTATCATTTATTATAGCACTAGTATTAGATAAGTATGCTCCACCTTGTGGATACATAATAGATAATTTAAAAGTATTGCCGCTAGAAAGATTTATTGGTCTATCTAGGTTTATACCAGTAACAGAACTAGAAGAAGACAATCTACCGGAATTAGATATTACATCTTTGTCTGCATCTTGAATTAATACTACGTTGCCAGGTTTTAAGAATCCTGCATTGATAGAAGATTGAAATGCTACAGCTTCGGCTTCTAGTATCTCTGTGAATAAACTCCACTTACCAAATCTATGTGCTTGTCCTCTTGAAGTTGCTCCGAAAGCAACAATAGTTTTAGGTACAACTTTCCCAGTTTCTAATATATTATTAGTGTCTTCTACGATCTCTACTGCTTGTTTGTACATAGAGTCTGGGTCATTCCAAGTTACTCTAATCTGATTTGATCTAAACTGTCCTCTAGGTGAAGTATAAGCAAATCCTCCTATAGTGTTTGCTTTTGAAAAAGTAAATATAGGTTGTTCATACCTATTTTGTGAAAATTGAATTTGACCATCTAACCAATATAACATTCCCCTAAATACTTGAGAAATATCTTTCAATACTTTGAGTGCGTCTGCTGCTTCTTTTATGTATACGTTTGCAGTAAATCTTGGTTCAAGTCCGCCTTTTCCATCTGCTACAAGTTCATCACAGTATCTTGCGATCTTATATAATTCGAATTTATCTACTTGACTATTTTCTATATATTTTCCTATTCCGTATCTTTTATTTGTTACTAAGTCATAGAAAATCCAAGCAGGATTATCTGTCCATACTAGTTCATGGTTAACATGTCCCTCAGCATAAGTAGATAAATCTCCTCTAAAATTTCCATCCCAGTTTTGGTAACTTCCAGAGTCTACTCCAGAACTTATATTTCTGTCATACTCTCCATGAGTTCTTCCGCCTTCGCCTTTTGGAAAATAGTTAGTAGGTACTTTTACTTTTAATCCTTTTAGTTCATAAGAACGAGAAGGTATTTTTGAGAATGATTCCGCATCAAAAAGTACTGCCGAGTATGCAGCATGAGGATAGGATAATTTATCTGTAAATCTATGTTCAACAGTATCTAAAGTAACAGTAGCAGTATGATTATAATCTCCGTTTTTCCCGATAGCTGGGTCTACTCTTTGAATTGTTATTTGGTAATCTGATAAAGGCTTATAAGGAGTTAAATCAATAGTAAAACTTTCTGCAAAAGGTGTTCTTGTTTCTGTTCTAATTCTACCACTATTGTGTGCGTTTTCCCAAGGTCTTGACTGTTTATTAGTTTGCCTTGAACTTAGATCTTCGTCTGTAGGGCCAAACATAAGCTTTTGTGTAAAGGCATTATCTCCTGTTTTCTTATAGCCTAAAAAGATTCTTAACTCACAGTTTGCTGGTTTCTCATCGCCACTACTTGATTTAGCCGCTATCATAGTAGGAGACTTAAAAGTTAATTTTATGCTGTCTACTTCATTAGGATTTGATATTGCATTGTCTGTAACAACTACAGCTTGTGCAGTGGCGGCTGCTGTATTATCAGTCCATTTTCCAGTTATTGTATTATTGTTGCTGGAAAGAAGGCCTGCTGTCTGTTCTATGGCGACATTTTTATTTTCAATTATACTAGCGCTACCTATGTCTTTAAAACCTTTTAAATACGGCTGATCTGGATGACCATTCATAAATGAGTATGAAAAGTTTTGGAAATTATATATAGGATCTTCTATATTTACTGCGGCAGGAGTATTTACAAGAATCTCTACGTTAGTAGCATCTACTTTAGCAGTGCCTAAAGGAGTTGACTGTGTTATAACTGCAGTATTTGCATTAGTAAAACTAGCAATTGTACCTATCTTATCAATAGCTGCTGTTTTATGTGTGATATCTCTAGGTAAAGGTTGTCCAATCTCTACAGAAGTTGTACTAATAAATCTAACTATAGGAGTTACCAGTTCTACTGAAGAGTTAGCCCCCGCCCCTTCTATTCTTATAAAAGGATCAGGTATCTCTGTATCAATAAAAACATCTGTTCCTGTAGCAGGATTTATACTTGCTAAATCATCTGCAGAGAAAAAAGCAGTAGATGAAGTAATTATATTCGAGCCTTCAGTACCTGAAATTCCCGTAGAAGTTCCATTACCTGTAATTAACTTTTTACCTTTAGCAATTCTTACAAATCTTTTACCATCTTCTGTAGAAAGATTAGCAAAAGGATTGGAACTAGTAGAATCTACTATAGTTAGTGTACTTGCTGTAAAATTACCTTTCGCAACTACTATAGGCTGGTATTTTTTGTCTTCTATAGTTACCGGAGTTTTATCTAAAAATATTGAATTTGTTCCATCTACCAAACCTTCAATTGGGCCTTCAGACAAAACGTCATATATTACTGCAGTTTGATTTTCTTCAGGCATGTTTTTTGCGCCTTCTATAGTACTAGAGGTTCCTGCTACGGCATTTGAGCCCCCAACATTATTATTTGAAGCTGCTTCTAGTTCATCAGCAAATCTTTTTCCATATCCCATTATTTTCTCCTAAAATGCATGAGTTATACCTCTATCTTTTCCGCTACCACCGCCGGAACCGCCGTCGCTTGTAGTCCATGAAGATGAGCCATCTGTTATTCTTGTATATCCTTGTAAAGCAAAAGGTGGTAGAGCTTCTTCCTCTACTCCGAAGTTTATTACTGAGCCTCCAACCATTAGCTGTCCGTATAGTAAAGGCACTGGTACTCCCTCTTTTACGTTGTTTTCTGGGCCATTGAATAGGTAACTTTTCCCTGAAGTTGAGGGAGTATCAGGAGTTAAATATCCTTGTACACCGCTTAGTGCTAAATTAGTTCCTACTCCTTGTATTGCTTTTGTTGTAAATGCTTTTGCTTTTTGTATTCTTTCTACTTTAGCTGCTGCATCTACCTGAGCTTGTGTAGTTCCATAGCTTCCTACTCTTACTCCTTCTACCATACCTGTTGCTCTTGTGACTGCATCCAGGTCTTTTGCAGCCTGTGCCTCTGCTCCTCCAAACAAGCCATCTGCCATTCCTGGCCCGTACATCAGTAGAAAAACTCCAAATACTACTTTTAAAACATCTTTCATCCCGGCACCTGCAGCAACTGGAGTAATAACTACAGTATCTTTTACAGGGGCTATCATTGCATCGAGAGTACCATCTACTAAGTCTTCTCCGTTTTGAATAGTAAAGTTTATTCCCTCTTCTGCACAAGTTGTTAAGTACTGTTTAAATCCATTTGTTTGGCAATCAATAAGACGAAAAACATCACGAAAATTGGAAACATCCATGTTCCATTCCGCTCCGAACTTTTCTCCCATTTCTCCCATTAACTTAACGTGGGTCATAAATATTAACTCCTCTATCAGGGTAAGATACGATTAAGTATGGAATACCTAATACCTTACAGTTTTTCTTGTCATGCTCACTTGGATGACAATCTTGCATGTAGTGACTATGGACTACATATTTTATTTTCGAAATTAGCTGATACTTTGCGAAAGTTTTTGGGTCAATTTCAAATTGATTTTCTCCTAAAAATTTGTTTTCGCAAGGAATCCATTTTTCTTCATTATTCTGTTCTATTATTAAGCCACACATCTCGCGTGGGGCTTCCTTTTCTGCATGAGAAAAGATTTCTTCTATAAATTTATTCAAAGTTCTTCGATCCTGGAAAACCTCCAAAAGGTAGAATTCTATTCTCAAAAGTAGCACTGCCTCTAGAAGTTGTACTTGTTGAAGTCTTTGGTACAAACCCAAATCTTTTATTACAAGAATTTAGTCTTTTGCCACACTCATCTGCTCTTCTCCAATAATCACTAAATGTTGGGCTGTTACCTACAGTGGGTTGCTTTGTTTTCCATAAGAAGTCTCCAGATTTAACTATACTATTTAGCCTATCATCTGTATACGCTTTGTATGTAGTACTTGCACTATAACTAGAAGAAAATACTCTTAATACTGCGAAGTTACTATTAGACTCTGAAGGAGTACCTAAAGCTGTTTTTGTTCCTGCAGTAAGTACTTGCCAGTACCTAGTTAAATTTGTAATAGCGTTGAAGCCTCCAGCTGTAGTTATTTCAGTTGCAGCTTCTCCAGTAGTTTTTATAAAAGCATCTACAGCGAAAGAAGCACTACTCGCTGCTGCTGTATAGTCTGTATAAGATAAGCTACCATCATAAATATACTCATCATCAAGTGTTACATAAACTTTTTGGCTAGTATCATTTGTATTATATCTTGCTCTAAAAGAACCTGCCTTATCCCAAGTACACCCTCCGCATTTATCTGCTTCAGGTAAAGAAGGGGAGGCTCCTGTATACTCCCAAGGGCAAGCGTTTGATATTATCTGTCTTGCAGGTATCTTAACCCCTTCTAAATCAAAAGGCGCTTTAAGTTCAAAACTTAACGCTGTTGCGTCTTTTTTCATTAGTTTAGAGATAACCCATACTTGTCTATCAAACTCTATAGATTGATTGCCTGATCCAGTATCTGCTGATTCTCCTGCTAAATATTTTTTTAATGTTAATCTTCGTACAATTTTTTTACCTAGTAATGCGTTTGTATCTGTAGTTCCCATTAAAGTAGTAAAGTTATTACCTATATTTGAAAAGTTAATAACAGGTCTTGGTATTGCTCCTGTTACTTTAATTTCAAACCCAGAACTCTCTACAGGGTAAGGTGCATAAGTTCTAAGAGTGCTAGTAGAAGTATAATCATAAAGTTGTAGACTACTTCCATCTGAATCTTCTCCTCTTGTTATATAAGCAAATGTTCCATCTGCTTTTTCTATCTCATACAACTCTACAATGCCTGAAGCCACTGCCTGTTTTTGAAAATCATTTATTAAACTGTTTGTACTCACGACTCGTATACTCTCCTAAAATTTGCTGTTAAACTATAAAAATTATCATATGCCCATGTTTGGTTCCAAGAGTCACAAACTACTTTGATTGTTCTTTCATTTCCTCCAGAATTAGTGTCAGAAACAGTATAGTCAAATGCAGTTATTGCTCCTTTGCTTTCAAAGAAATCTACTATATCATCTATTTCTGCTTTTGGTCTAGTTGTAAAACTTAGGCTAAAAGATTGAACTAAAGTATTAATACCGTCTGCAATACGGTGCTCATAGCCATCGCCAAAAGTCGATAAATGTATTTTCGGTTTATTTGAAAGTGTAAGTCCTTTGTCTGGGACTACAATTCCTAAAGTTCCGCCTGTGTTGAATCCTATTGCCATAATATATTAATAAGGGGCTAACATCCCTCCTGGTCTCTGTTGTTTTTCTAATTCGTTCTCTACTGCTTGAGCTATTGCAGTTCCCATCTGGTACATGTCTTCTGCGTTTGAAGTGGAACTTGTTTCTCCTGTCGCCATATTTACAGAAACGTTTACAGTTCCGCCCATTCCTCCAGAGACTGGAATTGATTTTCCGTCAGGTAATGGTACTACTGCTTCGTTGCCATGCATAATAGCTGGATATCCTTGCTTGGAGCCTGAGAATACTCCTCCAGTAGCAGCGTAGACAGGAGTGATTCCGCCTTTTGCATATTCTGGTGTGATTCCGCCTTTTGCAAACCCGAATAAACTTTTTACTGTGCTAAAAGCTTTTGACATAAAACCACCCTCAGTATCTGTAGAAGTAGAAATATCTCCAGTGCCAGTGCCTACTGCTGCATTTGCTCCGTCAATAATTCCTTGCTTTAATATTTCAGCCCCTTTCTTATATCCTTCCAATTCTTTATTACCAAATAAGAAGTTTGAAACTCCTGTAGCCATTTGCTCTGATAGTTTTTTCGATACAGATTCTAATGTTCCTTTCGCTATGTTTGCTAATCCTTCTGTTAAACTAGAGTTTTTGCCTGTCATAAGATCATCGAAAGTTCCTTGCAATCCAGACTCAAAACTATCTTTCGCAGCTTGTGCTAGTTGAAATTGATGATCTATATTTGCTTGAAGTTGTAATCCTTGTGCTTGGAGTAACGCTAGTTTTTCGTTCTCTAATGCTATTTGTACTGCATTTTTTTCTATCCCTTTGCTTTCGAGTTCGGATATAAGAGTTTGTTGATTGGACACATTTAAGTTATTGCTTATTATAGCTGCCTGCATTTTTAGTTGTTTTGTTTGATTTTTAGTAGCTCCGACAGAAAGTAATGCTAAATTCTTCTGGGCAAGAGTTTTGTTCTTTATCATGCCGAGCTCTATGCCGTGCAACCTCTTTGCTTCTGCTTCCGTTAGTCCTCCGAAAAATGCAAAAGCTTCCGAACCCATGATTGTGATGAGCCCCTGCATTTTCTTTGCCTCTTTTTCATTCCCTGCTTCTTTCAATTGATCTCTCTTCATGGCCAACGCGTCGATGAATTGGGTCCTACTGTCTAACTCGCTTAAAGCTTCGGGGGATAAGAAAGTTTTTAACATATCAGTAGTTCCTTTATCAAACAATGTGCCACCAGCTTTAAACCTTAGGTTTACTTGCTGTTCCGCGAATTTTTCTCCAAGACCTGTTAAAGCCGACCCTACTGAATCTATGTTCGTAGTTAATCTAGTTAAGGGAGTTTGGGCTGTTTTAAAAGAATTTAAAGCTTTACTAAAATCTTGGGAAGAACTTGATAAAATTTGAGTCGTTTGTGAAAGTCCCTTCATTGCTTTTGATGCTATTGTTCCATCTTTAAGTTCTCTTACTAAGGTTATTACTCCTTCAAAATCTTCCTGAGTTAATTGACCCGTTGATGCTTTACGCAGTGCTAATTCAAGTTTTTCTATTATAAGAATAGCTTGATTAGCTGCAGCGGAGTTGTCTTGTAGTAAAGGATAAAGAGCTCTTTGTATGTCTATAATGCCTTGAAGGCCTTGTACTTGCGAGGAGGACATGGTAGGTTTTCCTGCATCATCTGGGTATAACATAGGACCAACCATATTTTGAAGTTTTCCTAGTGGGCTGTCAGTTTTAAAAACTCCGCTATAGTCTCTTCCACCTAGTCCCCCTTCTAATCCTTTTAGTGCTTGTCCATAGTCAATATTACTTAAAGCTCTGGCGCTTTGTAAAGCGTTTGTCATTAGAGAGTTAAAAGTTTTCATTTCACCAACCATTTTTTCTAGATCTTCTGCATTTTTAGAAAAAAGTGTCCCAAATTCTTTTTGTGCTGTTCTACTTGCTTTTTCTGCTTTTGATGACTTATCTAAATACTGGCTTAAAACTCCTGCAATAGTTATTACAATCCCTGCATATCCTGCGAATTTTAAAGCGGTAGAAAAAGCTCTTGCTGCTAGTGTACCTACAACTCTTATATGTGAAATAAAGCCATTACTTTCTGCTCTAAATTGAAGGTACATTAGTTTATACCTAGCTGTCATTCCCGCGATTCCTTTTGCTCTAATTGCTTGCTCTTGCTGCATTGATAGTCCTATATGGTCTAAACTTTTTAACGCTTCATCTCGTTTCATTTTCTCAAAAGCAATAACAGTACTTCCTTTTGTTTTGTAAGCTTTTTTAGTATCTCGAACTAAAGCATCTAATCCTTTTTTATCTAAATTATTTAAATCTCGTTTGCCTGAATAAATACTACCAAACTTTGCTTTTGCGGCATCTCCCGCTTTTGAAAAGTCAAATTCAGGAACTTTTGGTATTATAGAACTAGTTATTTGAGTACCTAGTAATAATCCTGCACCTGCTAATGCTGTTGTATTTTGAGACATAGCAAGAGCCATAAACTCTGCTGTTGGTCCGAGGGCACTTTTTATAGAGTTTACTAGATCATCAAAAGATTTTGCAAGTTTAGTTAAAGAATTTGTTGAGGTATCAACTTGTCCAAATTTTTCTACCCCTTGTTCTAGAACTTCATTCACAACTGCTTGTGATTTTTCAAATATGTTTAACTGTTTTGCACTTTTACCTATACTTAATGCGTATTTTTCTGATGCAGTCTCAAGACGAAGAATAATACCTAATTCATCTAATAGTTCTGGTTCTGCTTTTACAGCACCTCTTACTAGTCTGTTAAAAGAATCTGTTAAATCTCTTCCCAACATAAGAGAAGCATTTTTTGCAACAGCCCCTAATTGATTAATTTGCTTAGCAGATAATCCTGCTGCTGTAGCAATCGCTACTGATTGAGCTGCTTCAGCAAAAGCTAGCTGTCCATCAGTAGCTGCTTGTAGTTGCCTTGTAAGTATAGACAAAGATTGTCCGGTTCTTTGTGCGTATTCTAACTGACCTTGTTGTAGTATTCTTAAATCTCCAGCACTCTGTAAAAATCTAAAAGCAGCTGAAATAGCAAATATATTAGCAGCAAGGGTAGCATACGCAGGCACAAGTCCACCTGTAATGCCCTGCGCCATTTTTGAAAAGTTTTTTGTACCACTTGAAGAAGCTTGAGCAGCTCCTTTTAGCCTACGATCGGCTGAGTGTGCAGAAGTACCTGTTTTATCCAACGAGGTATTCAGTTTATCTATTTGCTTTTTAGTTAGTAGAATTTCCTTACCATCAACTTTAATAGGAATTTTTACTTCGTTTTTCTTTGACATTTATCTTTTTATATTTGCAGAATTTATTCCGCCCTTAGCTTTTGCTTTATTTTTATCTGCCGATCTTTTTCTTTCTAAGTCAGCATTTATTTTCCTAGCGTTTCTTCCTTCTATATGTTTTAGGAAGAATATTATGGATTTTTTATCTTCAACTTCCCACACATCTAGTAGAGTTCCTAAGGATGCCATGTCTTTTCCCATATAAGAACCACTCATACCTTCCCATCTATCGGGGAGTAGTCCATGTATAAGAAATGCCACTTGTACTTCATGAGGATAGTCATTCTGTGCTGGTGGCATATCGTCTAAGTCAGGTTCTTGTTCTAGTTGTTCACACATATTTATATATGCGTCATATTCAAGTTGTCCTTCCTTATACTGTTTATCTAGTAAACCAAGTATTCGTTCTACTTGGTCTTGGTAAAATTTTCTAAATCTCCAGTTGTTTCATTAACCCATGAGTCAAAGTCAGTTGCATTTTTCATTAATGTTTCTGCATTCTCTTGGGTAAACTCTAGTTCATCTTCAGGATCTAAGCTACTGATATCTACTAATAGAAGCTCTTCTAAGTAAGAATACTTTAAGCCTTTCCATCCCTTAATTATTGCTTTTACATACTCAACTAAAAATTTGTTTTCATCTAAACTATCTTCAAAACCTCTTGTTTTTTTATTGAACTTTTGAGTTATAGATTTATTTCTTAATTTAATTAATTCTTCTCTTGCGAGATAACAGAGATCTACTGTAAAGCCTTCCATTCCTGGAAAGTCCATAGATACTGTTTTACTTGGAGTTAATAAACTCGCTAGTGATACGTTTGGTTTTTTGTTCTGTTCTGTCATTGTTTTTTCCTATAAAAGAGGGAGGGAATGACCCCTCCCCGTTAATTTAATTACTAAGTTACTGTTGGTCCTACAAAGATTAGATCTATTTCATCTGTTGCATCTACTGATGTTGGTAAAGCATGGAAACTAGTGTCCAAACTTACTATATCTTCAATTGAATGTGTAGGTACTTCCAGATGGCAATTGTCTAAATTCATAACCATTCTTGGGGTATTACCTGTTCCACCTACTGTAAACGTTAAGTCAAATGAATTTGTTACTACTGAAGTAGATTCAATAATGTCTTCAAATAAATCTGAACTTGAAGTTCCAGTTGCTGGAGTATTTAAGTAGCATGTAAAGTTACCCGAAACACTTCTTGTTCCTGTTACATGACCTAAAGGCTGATTAACAAGTCCTAATGTTTCTGGCGTTAAGAAAGTCATATTGTTTGAAATAGTAACGTTTCCGCCTGTCAGTGTTAATGTATATGTGTCAGTCATACCTGCATTTGAGAAGGTAAATGCTGTACCATTTGCAACAGTCATTGCTGAGCTTAATGTTAAACTAGTACCCGATATTGCAGATACAGTTGTACCTGCTGTTACTCCAGTTGCTTTAATTACTTGTCCAACTTTGATCAAATTATTAGCTGCTGTTAAAGTTATAGTTGCACTTGAACTTCCACCATTACCACCAACTGCAGTTGTAACATCATTAGTTACAGTTAAGTCTGTTAATCTATTTCTAATAAAGTTATTAGTATCTGCTGCTGCTGTTCCTTCTGTAATTGTTGCTGTCGGCATTGAAGTTACATCAGTTATAATTTTCCCCATACCAGACCAGTTTGCAGTAGCAATTCCATCAATATCAAAATCTATTGAAACTTCGTTTACAACACATCCTTCTATTTTATAAATTGTTGGAGTAGCTTTACCACTACCCATTTCAAAATGTAAATCAAAAGTATGTAATGCAACTTTGTTTGAGTTAGCAAAAGATATGTTACAATCTGTTCCATCTGTTGTTACAGCTGACCCAGATGCTCCTACTGCTCCGCTTCCTGCTAAAGCATTCCATAGAGCTTCTTCTACCATATGATGCTTCACTGCAGTATGATTGCCTGTGCCCGAGCCTGCTGATTTAAAAGGTCTAATGTAAGTTGAAAAAGACCATTCTGCTGGCGCATAAGAATCAGTAAACATTTGTCTAGCCCTTCTACTAGTGCCTGTTGCGGTAGCCATTTCATTGAGAGTTACCTCTGTTGTGTTTGTTGCTTGTGAAAAACTAAATCCATCTAGAACAGGTATATTATATACTGCGCCTCCTGAGGCATCTGTTAGATGAACTTTGGTATCTCGACTAAAATAAAATGTATCTGCCATTTTAATTTCTCCTATTTTTATGAAAAGAGCTGTGGCTAAACTTTAGTTTGCCGTGACTGTTTTCTTTTTTAATATCGAACTTGGATAACTATTTCTCCAATGCCCAATGGTTCTAAAACTCCTTCATCAGTATCAATACTTACTACAGTTGTTTGTAGTGCGCTTTGCTCTCCTGCTAAAGTTGTATAAACTAAAGGATTATTGGCTTCTATTACAGTTTCCACATCCTCTAATAATTTTTCTAATGCTGTTACAGCGTCTTCCTCGTTAACATAACATCTTATTGTTATAGTTAAGAATCTGTGCTTAATACCAGCCCCTAAATATTCTCTTGCTTCCCCACCTGCACTTACATGCACAGAAGGAAAATCATCTACTTCGTCCCAAAACTTAATTCTGGGTTCTACATTTGCGATGGAGGTTTGGTAT